CCCGTGTTTCCGGTGGCTCGTAGCCGGATCTGCCCGCTTGAATTCGTCCAGGCAGTCATAACCATTCGCGTTCCGTATTGCGTCACCAGTTCCCCGCTAGGTTCAACGTTGTAAGAGGTTCCTCCTAGAGCGTCATCATTTCCAAGTCCTGACGTTGCTAGGACTGCCGTATTGGGAGCCGCCGCTTTTCCTATCCGGAATTCGGCTTTCACGGGTATTCCAGAGGGAACGGTAAGCGTCTCCAGCGTCCCCGTCGTTCCAACCGTCTTATTGACGTCCATGATGATACTGTTCCAGTAGACCTCAATATGATCCGCAACCCCGTGCATATGGAACCCGATGATGTTCGCGCTTCCATCCGTGACAACCGCGCCGATCAAGCGTTTTAGATCGTAGCTTGTCGGCATTGTTGGCGAGGTTGCTGACGTTGAAAAAAGCGCGTCTACAACGCTGGTATCGCTTCGCTTGATGGCCCAAAGGAAATACGTCGTATCACTGGCAACGGACCCGGTATCGAGCCCGCCCGCGTTATCGCCTACGCTCCAACTTGCGTCTATCTGCTTTGTGATGGCCGAAGCCAATGCCATGTTGTCCGTATCCCCGTCGTCGCGACAAGTCCCCGCCCCGATTTCAATATCGTGATCTGCGTCCGTATCGTTTGAGAATGCAAATCCGCGAATAAAGCCGGGAGGAGTAAAGCCGTCTACACCGTCCGCTCCAGCCGGTCCGGTGGCTCCGGTGGCTCCTGCCGGTCCGGTGGCTCCGGTGGCTCCAGTGGCTCCGGTGGCTCCGGTGGCTCCAACTAATGAGTTTGGACCTGTTCCGCTCCAGTAGGTTGGCGCGGGCTGCTTCGGTCCATAATAGGCTTTCGCCGAGTCGTCTAGCCAGTAGTCACCCTCAGTTAGATCCCCCGAAGATGGAGGACCAGATCCAGAGGACCATACAGAACCGTCTGCCCCGCTTGCGCCTGTTTGCCCTGCTGCCGCTAAAACCGCCCATTTGCTCGCCCAAGTCCCAACCCCCGGCTCATCACTTCCCGAGGAGGTATGCGCGGAAATGCAATAGTAAGAACTTCCTTCATTTGAAACCAAGTCATTTACAGCATAGGTCGTTGCATCAGCCCATGCTGTAATACCTGCTATTGATCCAGCCGGTCCAGTTGGTCCAGTGGCTCCGGTGGCTCCGGTGGCTCCCTTGTAGTTCTTCCATAGTCCCACGAAATCCACCGCTACGGGAGTAGCAATTTCCGTAGCAGAAGAAAGAAATGCAATATAATCAAGGGAGGCATCAAAGGTAAGAGTAAAATCTGTTCCGGATGCGTCCGAAGCATAGGCCACGTATATGTAAGCATTGTCCCCGTCCGCTCCTGCCGCGCCAGTGGCACCAGTGGCTCCAACCGATCCAGTGGCTCCGGTGGCTCCAGTAGCCCCCGCTGGACCCTGCAACGAGTTCGGACCTGTCCCCGTCCATGTTCCCGCTGCCTTCGGACCATACCAGGCATCAGCCGCAGAATCGAGATAGAAATCTCCATTCACTCCCGTTCCGTCTGATGGCGCGCCGCTCCCTTCGTGCCAGATTGTTCCGTCCGCTCCATCGGTTCCGTCAGCCCCATCCGTTCCATCGGCCCCCGATGCCCCTTGCGGACCTACGTAGAGTTTCCATAATCCGGTGAAATCACCGGAAGCGGGTGAAGGGATTTCCGTTGTAGTCGTGAGAAATGCAACGTAATCAAGTCCCGCCCCTGGAGCCGTGTCGAAATCCGCGCCAGATGAATCAGAAGCGTAAGCAATGTAGGAGTAAGAACTAGCCCCATCCGCCCCGTCCGCTCCATTGGCCCCGTCCGCTCCATCGTTTCCAGCCGGTCCTTGTGGTCCGGTGGCTCCGGTGGCTCCGTCTGCGCCGTCTGCCCCTGCCGGTCCTGTAGGTCCAGCCGGTCCCGTTGCGCCATCAGCCCCGTCTGCACCTTCCAGAGAAGTGAGCCATTCCGAAAGCGTTCCGGTAAATCCGTTTTGAACTGCTAACTCAAAAGCCGAAAGCCCGGTATCGCCTTGCGCCCCGGTTGCGGTTTTCACATGAGCGTAATCACCTATGACCGGCCTTGCCATCCGTGCCGATCCGTTGCCGGAAAGAGGAGAGATAGCCGAATGCCCGGTATTGGCGTCTACGAATTGCGCTTGTTTCAGCTTTGACCGCGCCTTGCTCTCCAGTTCATCACCCCTACGAGTATCCCCCGTGATGATTCCGCCAATCGCCGCCCCGAGCCGATAGCATAAAACATCGGTAAACAGGGAATCAAAAAGCCCGGTATCGGTGACTTTCTTCACGTAGGAAATTTGCGCCGCTCCGGAATTCGTAACGAGTCGGTTGCCTTCGATGGCGAAAGACTTATTGCAGAGAACCGCATCTACCTCGTTGAAGGTAACGACGCGCAAGCAGTCAGCCGGAAGAATGAAAGAGTAAGACCATTCAAACGCTGGACCGTCTACTTCGCGGGAAAGTTCGGCCCGCTCGATTGCGAAGTCCCAGGGATGAGCGCGCAAGAGTGAATCCCTGACCGGCTCATATTGCAGGTTGATAGCCCGAGCCGCCGTCGTGCCTTCATCCAATGACGAAATGGGAGGTTCGCCAAGCAGGGAAAGAGCGCGGTTCGCTATGTTCGTCACGCTCATGGATTTTGAGTATCATAGGGATAAACTAAGCCTTGCGGGATTCCGCGAACCCTTGCCGTCATTTCTGACAATGGGGAGGATACGCGCGCCCTGTTCTCGTTTGCGTCCACGAAGGAAGCACTCGAAAGCCGGTAAGCCGCAAGTTGCTCCATTTCGTCCCGCTTCGATGGCTCGCTTGTAACGTCCATCGCAATGGCAGAAGCCAAGCGGAAAACGATTACCTCGACAAACAGGGAATCAAATTGTGTGGGATCAGTGACTTGGCGAACGTAAGTGATTTTCGCCGTTTCCTCATCGGTGAGTAGTTCGCCGCCCTCGATCCGGTAGTCAGCCGTTGCCATCGCCGCTTCAATTCCGTTGAAGGTCGAAAGGCGAAGGAAGTCAGCCGGGAGAGTGTAGGCATACGCCCACTTGAATGCTGGCGTATCCGTTGCCGAAAGTTCGGCCCGAGCCGCCGCAAAGTTCCACGGGTGAGCGCGGAGTAAAGAATCTCTCACTGTCTCGTAATGAGTTCGGCAAGAAATAGCCGAAGGAGAGTTTTCCGATATAGCCGAAATCCGTTTCTCGCCTAAGCGGGAAAGAGCCATGTTCGCTATATCAGTTTCGGTCATCTTGAAAAAGTTGCGAGAACGGGACTTGAACCCGTGACCTTCTGATTATGAGTCAAACGAGCTACCAACTGCTCCACCTCGCGATTTAAAAAAAGACCTCCCCACCAACCGCTAGGCTGATGGGGAGGCTGTAAGGATTACTTGCAGTGTTCAGCCGTGTAAGCCAAAGTCAGCTCAAGCGTGTCGCCAGCAACGACGGCAGTTCCTGCCCCATCAGTTGTGACGGTCAGCTGGAGCGTGTCTGTGCTAAGGAATGCACCGCCAGTGTAAGCCCCGGTTTTTCGTGCGAACGGAACGGAAGTCCCGTCAGTTCCGCCGAGCGTTGCCACTCCGGTAAGAGCAGTAACGGTTCCGTCAGCCTCAACCTTTTCCAAGGTAAATGAGCCTGTTCCAGATCCGGACAATCCGACAAGTCGGCAATGTTCCGGAAAGATCACGCCGTTACAACCGAGCGACCCAAGGCGAATATCATCGCCAGCGTCATCCGACAAGTCGGCTTCGATTGTGATAACCCCGTAACGGGCAACCTTGAGTTCCAGTTGCAACGGACGCATTGAGGGATTTGCATCCCGAGCCGTTGAATTTTGTGCGGTATATTCCGCTGTATCTGCTGTAGCCATGATGTTTTGTCCTTTCGGTTAAGATTAAGCAGGGGTGTAATCTTCGTCGCAGAAGATCTCGACAACGGCCTTTTCCTGACGACGCATGAACCCGAGAGTTGCATAGGCCGAGATTTGAAGCGCGTGTTGCTGTTGCGGAAGAACGTCCATGTGAACTTCGAGCGAACCCGGTTCCATGTAGATTCCCTGATTCTTCACCCAGGCAAGATTAGAACGGACGTTGCCCGACGCTGCTACTTCCAGACGATTCGTGAGAACCGGCGTGAAGCCGAAAAGCGTCTTGCTGGTCCCATTCAACCAGGCCGCAATCATCGCCGCCCATGTATCATTTGTGCCAGCCTCGACGTAAGCCATCAGTTGCGCCTTCGATTCTGGATTCAGGGCAAGAATGATTTCCTGTTCATTGCAGTCGAAATCATTTTCTTCAAAAATCTGCATCGCTGCAATGAGCTTATCAGGATTCATTCCGGAATTGGCAACCCCGACCCCTACCGCGACCTGTTGAGTCGAAGGAAGATCAATCGCAGTTACGTAGGGCTCTTCACCTCCATAGACTGTTGCCGTTGCCGCCTTGCAAACCTCCTCGTCAATGAGTCGATTGTAAGCGTATTTCGTCGCCTGGATCGTTTCCGAATCGGGGAGCTTGAGCTTGCCGAGGAAGTTGTTATCCCACTTGTCGAAGATCGCTTGATCGTAAAACGGCACTTTGACCATTTTCCGATTGTGGATTTCCGCTTCGGTCGGATCAGACTGCTGGAGTCGTCCAGTGCGCCGCTTAAAAGTGCGCGGTTCAAGAGAGCCGTAAATGTTCTCCTTGCCTTCAAAGGTATCGACTTTGACGCGATCCGCGAATTTGCCGTTTACCTGTTGAATCTCATGTTCGAGATTCGTGTAGAATTCGCGTCGGAATTCTTCGGGAATTGAGTGTGCTACTGATAGAGCCATTGTAAAGAATGTTTAAGAGGTTGAATTGAATCCACCGCTTTGGTTGTCCCGAGTTGGGGCCTCGCTTGTTGGCGTTGCCTTCGTCGGTTATCCCATTCTTTGGGGCCTTGAAGAACTACTTACCCCATCTTTTTCATATTCCGCGATTGCAAGTCTTTTTTTGCACGAAAAAGCCCCGCCCTGGAACCTGACAGAAACCAGAACGGGGCCTTTTGTTGCGGAAGGCAAGCTAAGAAACTGATTGCGCTTGGAGTTGAGCAACCTTTTGGCGAGCCTCTTCGACTCGTTTCCGGTCGGGAATGCTCCCCCGGTATGCTTCATAAAGTGGGTTTTCCGGATTAGTCTGAATGTCCCGCGCTTCGTCCGCCGCCGTCATGCCGGTTGTTTTCGTCTGGATGTTTTCAACCTGACCTTCGGAAATTTGCCCGCCGATGTTCGCAAGGAACCGCTGCATATCGGGATTATTGAACAACGGGCTTTCCGTGTCCAGTCCACCAGCTGACGCAGCTCGCTCTGCCAAGATCGAGTTGCGGTCAGCATTTGCGCCCCATTCCTTCCGGAGTTCAGCAATAGCCGCTTCCTGCTCCGCTTGCATTTCGGCAAGTTGCGCCTTCTCGAAATTCGCTTGCGCCTCGATCAGTCCATTGAGTTGCGTAGGGGAAACCCCTAGAGAATGCGCCGCCTCCTTGATTGGGCCGAGTGTCTCCGGATCAAAGTCCAGCCCTTCAAGAACGTCCTCCGGAAGATTGATTTCGTAGCCGTCCGTAGAATCGGGAATGCCGATTGCTTGCCGGAAAGCCTGGACCTCCTCTTCCGTTGCCTCTTCACCGGGGACGCGAATCATTCCCTCAGTCTTTTGACCAATCTTCTTTTCGAGTTCCGCGTAGGACCGCGCCAGGTCGTCAACGCCTTTCCCATTGAACTTTGAGAGTGATCCGTATTCCTCCCCGAGTTGTTCCGTCCAGCCGTCCGCAAAGGTTGTGCTACCTTCCGAGAAGAATGACGGGGATTCCGAAGAATCGCCGGTTGATCCGGTTTCCATTGTTTCGGTTGGTTCGCTCATGCTTCAATGATCTTAGGAAATTTCTTGAATCCTGTGAACGCGCTGGCAAGCCGCGTCCGCTGACTTGCGTTCTTGCCGCTGAATGCAAACCCTTTGCCGTTCCCGTGAGATGACTGGACGCTATGAAACGCCCGCCTCTTGATTTGCTTGGTAAGTTTGCTTGGCGTGAGCCTTTGCAAATACCGGAAAGTCTTTTCGCTTACCTGATTTTCTTCGCTCATTTCGCTTTGACCTTTTCACCGTTCACGGTTTTTCCCGCGTAGATTGAATTGAAGTCCTCTTTGGAAAGGTTCTTGTCTGCCCATTCAAAGACTGCTGGAGTTTTACGCCCTTCCGCTTTCGTCGCGTATCGTTCGCAGACCTGTTCAAACGCTTCCAACGTCCCGCCCCCGGTTGCCACTTCTTCCGGTTCGTCCTCGACCGTAGCAACTTCTTCCGGTGGATCTTCGGAAATGACTGGCTCGATAGGTTGCGTTGCGTCCTCTTCGGGAGCCTCCCCGCCGAAGTTCTCCGCATAGAGTTCCTCGACCGTTTCGTCGCTCGCATTGCTGCGAACTTTTACCCCTGCTTCCCGCAAGGCATCTTTCTTTTCTTCGATTGTCATTGTTGTTGTTCGTCTGGTTTTGAAAGCCCCAGGTTAGTTCCGTAGAGCATGAGAGTTGAAATTACATCGCATTGGCCGTCAATGAATGCCGCCTGTTCGGTTGTTCGCCCCGGTGCAAATCGTGGGTGAACCGGGTTCCGGTGAGCAAGTAGCAGCTGAATCAGTTCGTGGCCCGCTTGCCCTGATAAAGCGTTGCGGAATACCCGTTCAATTCCTGCTTTCCGCGTTTCGTGATCCTCGATGGATTCACCGTCCCGCCTTGCGAATATTGATTGAGCAAGCATTTATCCCTGTTGCAATGCTGGCGCGAGTTTGGCTACGGCTTCCGCCTCTTCAAGCTGCGAGATTTCCGCCCGCTCTTGCTCCTCCATTTCCTGACGCGCCCGCCTCATTTCGTCCCGCTCGATTTCTGGACGTAGATCCGTTTCGCTGATGCCGGAACTTCTGGCGTATCGGCGCAAAAGTTCGTCCATATTGATATTGTCCAGAACCTCCGGATTTGTTTGCGCCATCGCTTGCGCCAGTTCAAGAGCCTGGATTGCTCCCTCGTTGTGAATCTGGCGCATTTCGAGCGCGAGACGCCCGGTGTAGGTGATTTGCGGGTCAGGAATGTATGGGCCAAACTCCGATTCCTGAATCAGTTGTTGGGGAGCCTTCGGATAGACGCCCATCCGGAAGAGGATATTGAAAGCCCTGCGAATGACTGGCCCGTTGATTTCCTTATTCTTCCGAGCGAAGGCAGGAGCAAACAACGGGAGTTGATCGCGTCTGCGTGTCCGGATTTCTTCCGCCGTCATTTCCTTGCCTACTGGCACGGAGGAAAGAACCTGGAAGAGATCCACATAAAAAGCCTTGTCCACCTGACGTTTCCGGAATGCGGTCCTATCGTCGCCTACCGAGTAATTGCTTGGAGAGTTCTCCCAATGGCGAGGCGGTCCTGATTCGTCCGCGTAAGTGATTCCGCCGCCCCGAAGGTCAATCACGCCCTCATATCCCGGTGGAGCAATCACGGGAGGAGTGACGATCTTTTCAACCAGTGTGTCGAGATACTGCTGCATCACGTTCAACTGGCGCAGATCGTAGAGAGCATACATGCCTGGAGAAATCCCGTAAGGCGATTTCGTCCAGGTTGCATGACGACCGACCGCCATCGGTGATTCCTCAAATCCTTGCTCTTGGAGAATCACCTTGCTCTTGGGTTCAATCCAAAGCAAAGCCCAAGGCATATTTTCCTGATTCCGAAGGAACGGATTGCGATCCTGCCGGGGAAGGATCACGCGAACAAACTCGCGCTCAACGTCCTGTTTCTTCGGATCGTTCAGGCATTCCCGAATATCCGGAGGAAGGTTATCTTCCCCCCACTTTTGAGCCGCTTGCCGGGGAGTGTAGTTTGTCGTCTGAAAAAGCGTATCCACTTCCCGATACTGATTTTCAAGGATCGAATAGTCCCCGATAGGAAGGTTTTCAAAGCGTAGGCCGTCGCGAAAGTCCTCGTTGATAATCAGTCCAGCCGTTCCGAAAGCCCCGTCATCCTGTTCGAGATTGTGCTTTTCGTTGTAGAAATTAGATCCGGCGAGAACCTCCAGCGTAATATCCGTGCATTTTGAATACCATGATTTAATAACGTCATCGTCCCGAAGATGCCGGGGAGCCTCCAAAGCAAACCAGGGATTATCGCTAGGCGTCATTCCCTGAATCGTTCCAGCCGCAAAGATCTTATTGGCCTCGATCCCGCAAGAATCGAATAGAGCCGCATGGCTGGACATACTGAGAATGCCACTCAATACGCTGGAGTCGTGTCCGATGTTCCGCTTGTGCGGGTGAACGTAGGGAGCAATATCCCGCCAGATACCAGAATTAGCCAAGCGGATCGTATCCGCCTGTTTCTTCCGGTCGAGGATGGCGGTAACGTCCCTCATCCCAGTTGAGAATATCCGCCCCCGAGTCCCTGAGAGTTTCCGCGAGCGAAGCCATACGCGCTACGCCCGCCTTGTGCTCGTAGCTTTCGTTTTGCTACCTCCTCATCTTCGATGAATTCCGTTTCCAGCCCGTCGTTCTTGGCAAGCTCTGCCATTTTCGCCGCGCTTCTGCGTTCAGCCGCCAGGATTTGCCGGTTCTGTCGCCTGGAAGATTTGAGTTCCCGCTTCCCTAGCCGGGTGGAAACTTTCCTTTCCCGCTTTGCGGCCCGCCGTTGTTTGCGCGCCGTTGTTTGAGCAATCTGGTTAGCCCTTTGCTGAGCTTTCGCTAGTTTCTGTTTTCCGCCCATGAAAAGAAAAGGTTGAAGAGTTGACCTTCAACCCCATCTTTTTCATATCTTGGAAATGCAAGCGGTTTTTTCTGACGTATGAAACTAGCGGGAGGGGATAGGGAAGCGCGTTGAAAATGTCGGGGAGTGATCCGGATGCAAGGTAGATATGCCAGCAATCCGGATCTTTGAAACCTATCGACGGGTAATCGAAGAGGTAGTGATCGCTTTTCGAGTTCACCGGCCTAGCGAGGAGGAACAGCCTTTCCGTTGAAATCACAATCCCGTTTTGAATATGATCGTAAATATCTTCAAGCAGGTCACTTTCGTCGGATTCCTCAGTATTCCACGCGCTCAATAGATGCGCCGCCAGTGCTTTTTCGTAGGGTGTCATTTCAAAACCGTAGCCCCGCCGCTTGATGTTCCGCGGAATCCGCTGACAACCGTAGCCCCGCCGCCCGGTTTCTTTACGTGAGCTTTGACCAGGTTCCGGCTTAGAGCCTCCGCGTAGGTCCGTAACGCATCGGCAGTATGCGAGCAAAGATCGTGGACATCTACGTCCCGCGTAACGCCTGTTCCTCGATCAATCTTTTTCCGATAGCCTTCCAGTCTGCCGACTCCACCGGGTAACTTTGCTCCGGTTTCCAGTTCTAGCGCAACGTCCACCGATTCGTGAAACCAGCAATTAGGTAAGATCCGGCGAACCTCATCGACTCCAACCCACATATCCGGAATGCGAGGAACTACGATAATCTTGGCGCGAGGTATTCCACACTCCACCATTTGCGAGACGAATGTTTTCCCTGATCCTTTATCCGTGATCTCAGCATCATGGGGAACGAGATGGCCCGCGTGAGGCCCGCGCTCATCCTCCCAACGCCGAATCACCTCCGCGACTCCCGCCGCCCCTGCTCCTTCGCCCGCGCACCATCCAAGGAAGTTGTGAGCCTTGCCCGCTGGCTGAACTTCCCAACCTGCCATATTGTCGGAAGATCCCAAGTCCCAACAAGTGAACCGGGGATAACCTTTTTCCGGATTGAACTTCGTTACCCGTCCCTCTGCTCTCACCGCTTTCATCTCCGGATAGATTTGCCCCGGCACGGATTTCCTTGTGCATTCCTCGATTATCGTAGGGAATTGCTGGTAAATGTCCTCGCCCTGCTCCCGCTTCTTTCGGGAATACCATGCTTGCCGCTCGATTGGAACCTTGATTCCACGTTCCTTTTCGAGCTTGGCAAAGTATTCCGTCGTGTTGTCCAGTGGCTTTGAATCGTGAAGGACGTAGGAAGGATGGTTCAGCCATGAAAAGAAATGAACCTTCCAATCCATCGCCGTTCTCTTCTTCCCTTCGGAGGAAAGAGCCAGTTGAAACATTGCGTTACACTCTCCGAATTCCCCGCCCTCCATCGTTGTCTCAACGTCCACGACTCCATTCGGCGGAACCGCGTTGATAGATCCCCGTTTGATCCGTGTCGCCTTTTCGGGGAACTGCGCGGAGATAGGACCGTATTCCGAAATGTGAAGCCGTTGCGGAGTCTTACCCGTGTAACTCACGCCCGCACTCATCATGCTCCCGTTCTTCCATTCCATCCGGCCCTTGGAATCCGAAACAAGCGGATTGACTTTGTGAAGCATCTTCCAGATTGCAGCGATAGCCGGGTCCGGGTGAAGCGTTCCGCGTGTCCAGGCAAAGCGAAAGATTTCGAGCTTGTCGTGTGCATCTGATTCGCTCAAGTCAATAATACCGGCCCGCATATCCTGATTGAACAAGCACTCATCGCCGTTATCCAGGACGATGATCGTAGACATTCCCAACTTGCGCGCCTTCGGTATGAAGTTGCGGGAATGCCGGTTATTCAGGAATTCCAGTTGCTCACCTCGAAATGAAAGAGGCCGCGTCTCGCCTTTCTCATCCAAGATCAGGTAAAGATTCTCCAGCCGCCAGCGTTTATCCGCTAACTTCGCTTGAAGGTTCTTTTTCTGCTTTGGGGTGAGTTTCATTCTTTGCCCCCGGTAGCCAACCGAATTATTTCCGCAAGATCGTCATCCAGTCCGATTTCTTTCTTCTCCGGTTCGTATGCGCCGGTCAGGCGCGCAATTTCCATCATAGCCCGTTCCTTCGATGGCATCTTAATTTTGATTCCGGAATCGCCAACCGTGACCTCTTGCGCAAGCGGGTGATCCTGATCTATTTCGCCAACCGGAGTGTCTCGCACTTCCATCCACCAGGCTAGAAGTTCGTCCTTGCTTATGTCGTTCCGCTTGGCTGTTTCCCCGGTAATCTCCTCGATTCGCTTCTGGATTTTAGGGTTTTTTAGTAAATGGAACGCGCTCACTCCCGCCCCAAGAGCACCCTTGTATGCGTCACGATAAGCCTTAGAGGCGTTTCCGCATTCCGCGTAATTCTGGCAAAACTGCTCTTGGCGGGGATTGATCTTACCTTTCATTTTTAATTGTCTATCGGAATCTGATTTGTTGCAATTCTGATTTCTGTCATTCAGTGGTATAATCGGCCATTTATACCACCGGTGGCTGAATCGGGCTGTTGTCTGAGAGATTGCATCCGTAGCCGGGAAGATGGCCATACATGGAGATGTGTGCCCATCCGACTCCGATGTCGGCAGTGAATGAGAGGTTTCCCACGGTGCCTTTTTTGGCGTATTTCCCGCACATTGGGCATTTCCGCCCGCCCTCGGTCGCCATGAATGTTCCGTAGTCCATGTCGTGATCGGGCTTACCCCCAACAGACAACAAGTCATGCGAGGCAACCTCTACTACGTTTTCTGGTGGATTCTGGCTCATGCGTTCGGTGCCTCCATATTGGCGTTATCCCTTAAAATTTCTTGGTGCTCATCCACCTTGTCCCGAACGTCCCCCGCGTGAGGATAATGCCACTCTGTTTCGTCCCCAACTCGCCACCCAGGAAAGGCGGAATCGACCCCGCGCCAACAAAGGCCACGAGATTGGAGCCAGTCGAGCGTGTCAGCAGACCTGCACAGGTCGCGGTATTCTTTTTCAGTTATTGTAATTGTTTCCATAATTCGTAAATCGGGGATAACAAACGGATCGACTCAATCGGCTACGCCGATGAGTCATCCTGGACGTTCGACATCATTCACAGTTTTTCAGATTTTGGTAGGCTCTCACCATTCCGACCGCGTCACCTTCGATCATCGCTTTGTGCGCCTCGGCAATTTCCGCCGAAATCATCGCGTGACCGAACGAGCCGACCGGCCCTAGCGACTTATAGACGCCAAGCAATTCTTGGCATCGCTCGATCTCTTTCGGGAGCGCATCCCCCAATGTCGAACAAGCCGACGATTCCAAGCCTGACCCGCCCTGAGTTTGTTTTTTTTCTGGTTCTTCCATATCTCTAGTTTTGGTTTCTGCCGCCCTCGTCAGGCTGGTATGTCTCAGACGTTCTCTTTTAAATATCCATTCGAGTAAACGGCATCCATCACGTTCGCGGGGATAGTGACCCACTGTCGACGATCAACCTCAATCAAACCAACTAACTCGCATTCGTTACGGGCCTCTAAATCCAATGTAATTCCCTGACTGTCCGCAGCCTGCTCGCAAGCTTTGTCTAGCCATTGTTTTGCTCGCTCGCTCAACCCGTCCAAAAGAGAACAAGTCGGAGCATCCAAGCTCGATAACGTCGTTTCTTTTTCCATAGTATTTTCCTCGCTGGATGTCCTCAAGCGTTCGCGTAAGAAATCCATTTAGCCAGGGCGCGATCTCTACCCCTTGCTTTCACATGGTTAGAGCAACGCTTACACCCCATATAATATGTTCTTCCGTTTCCGAATAACTCAATAAGTGTGTTCCCGCAGTCGGGGCAATCGGGCTTCTCAGGACGCGAACAAGGCGACGATGGCAACCCACAGACCGCACGGAGCCGTTCTATGGTTTGGTCGGGTATATCGCCGCCGATCACCTCTCTGATTTGGTCGTTAGTGGGTGCCATGTCTTAATCATTCCAGTGTCCCGTGACAATATGCGGTGTCCTGTCTCTGTGTCTCACTCCCGGCCTCACACAGCTTTCGAGCGTTTCCAGACGTCGATTTATTGAACGCAGTTCTTCAAGTGCCTCATCAACACCCAAAAGGCGACGAACAAAGCAGTGGTACCAACGGCTAGCCGCTGGTTTGTTGGTAGTCGATTCTGTTTTCATAGTCATTCTTTATTCGAGCGCGTCCCCCTGATGGAACGTGAATCACATTCCCGGCACTCGTCCGCGAAAACGACTTTAGAGAATCCCATCGGAAAGCATTCTCCATGCTGCCTCTGCCACGATTGGAATTTGTCCGTTTCCAACGGCTTTAAGTCGGTCCACTCTT